AAGAATGGCTGAATATGTCAAAAAATCAGATGTAATAAAAATCATGGAGGATAATCTTCAGACAGTTGAAACACCTGAAACAGGAAAAAGAGAAATGATTAGTGCATACGGAATGTATCAAGGTTTGCAGAAAATAGAAACTGTTGAGATTGATGCTGAGATCGGCGTATCAGAAAAGCAAACCCCGAAAGAACCTAAATATAAAAAGCAGCTAAGGGATTTCTTTGGAATGGTCTATGTTACCAAGGGGGATTGCCCTTGCTGCGGCAAAGCAGAAATCTATTCGAATGCAAATTATTGCCCTGATTGTGGACAGAAATTAGATTGGGGAGGAAGTGAAAAGCCGTGCCAGACAAACTCGCACCAGAAATAACCCCGCAGCTCGCCATATCAGCATTCGCAGTACTACATCAATATTGCAGCTCAATCAGTCCACATGACTGCATCAGGTGTGCATTCTACGAACATTGCCCGGAATGCTTCATGGGGTGTCCGGGAGATCAGGGTGAGGCTATAATGAAAATGAAAGGTGAACTATGAAAAAAGGATGGAATATAAAGCCTGAATTTAGAATTGAAATGGCTGATTTTATTAAAAAAATGCCGGAGAACACAGAAGTTGAAAGGCGAAACAAAAAAATACTTCGGTATGTTGTAGTAAATGATTATTCTGCATTGACGATATCAAAAATAAATGATCCATTGATTATATCATATGGGAACCGGAGTAGAGGCAAGCAATTATCAAGTATGCACATTTCAAGAATAATAAATTCGTATTTCCCTAATATCCCAAAAAGGATTGATTATTCGCAAAGAAACTATTATGAGAGAAGAAAAGAATTAACTAATCGTAAAAACAAAGGTATGTATAACGACTATAAAAAATGTGGGAAATGTGGAAGTACAGAAAACCTAGAATTGCATCATATGATACCGGTGTCATTGGGCGGAACAAATGATGAAAATAATTTGATATGGCTTTGCAATAAGTGCCATAAAAAAGTAACTCAATATCAAATGAATATATTATAAAAAAAAGAAAGTCCCCAGTATTCCCAGTACTGAGGGCTTTTGCCTTGTATTGAACCTTTATTACTTCTTTAAAAATTATAATATATTTGAATTTACATGTCAATCAGAGAGTCGGTATTTACCGGCTCTTTTTTAACGCAAAATTTCTCAAACATGTACCACAACTTTTCTACTGACCTGTGATAGAATATACTCAGAAGTGTTACTATGGGATTTTATAGCCAGAAATGAGGTGATGATATGGCGAACTTAAAAGCAGTTACAAGAAAACTTCAAAAAGCTATATTATCCACCGGATTAATTATAAAAATCGGAACATCGCAATTCTACAGCAATGAGCAGGAACGATTGATTACAGTAACGATTATATCGACACCTACACTTCATCTCACAAAAAGGGGTGAATGGAAAGATTGTGATTATGAAATATTACGAACTGCATCCCAGTATGATGTGGTCATGTGCCTAAAAGAAATATGGGAGGCAGTCAGAAAATGAGGATGGACAGAGGTGATTAGATGAACTTAACGCCTAAACAGGAAGCGTTTGCACTTGAATATATAAAGAATGGCGGGAATGCATCTGACGCCGCAAGAAAAGCTGGATACTCTAATGGAATCATTAGAAACGCGACAAAAAAACTGTTGGAAAAAGGTTGTATTTCTGCATATATAGCCGAAAAACAGTCCCTCATCGAAAAGCAAAAAGGCACTGACATCATGTCACTGGCAGAAATTCAGCAACGCCGTTCTATGATCGCAAGAGGTGAGCTGACCGATTCATTCGGGTTCGCTCCGGACTTCTCCGATCAGCTGAAATCCATGAATGATCTGGAAAAGACATTAAAAATTAAGCAAGAGCAGGAAGAAAAGAAAGCAGCAGAGGAAGCTGCCAGAAATGCAAAAGAGTATCACATGGATCTGTATAACATTCCCGATTGTTTTCACTGGGCTATTAGAGACATTCGAGACAAGAAACATCTGGAGTATGTATTTAAGGGCGGACGTGGCTCCACGAAATCAACCACTGTTGGAATGACTATAGTAGAGTTGATGAAGAACAACCATGATATTCATGCAGTTGTCTGTCGTAAGGTCGGGAATACCATTAAAGATTCTGTGTATAACAAAATCAAATGGGCTATTGGAAAACAGGAATTTACAGAAGAATTCGATTCTAAACTTTCTCCTATGGAGATTACATTAAAAGCAACCGGACAAAAGATATACTTCCGTGGTGCTGATGATCCTGACAAGATTAAATCCATTAACCCTGAGTTCGGATATATTGGCATTCTCTGGTTTGAAGAGTTGGATCAGTTCGCGGGGCCTGAGGAAATTCGTAAGATTGAGCAGTCTGCGATTCGTGGCGGCAACCTTGCATGGATATTTAAGAGCTTCAATCCACCAAAAACAATGAATAACTGGGCTAATAAGTATGTTCTTGAACCAAAAGAGAACAGAATAGTTCATTCATCAAATTACTTGGACGTGCCAAAAAAATGGCTGGGGCAGCCATTCATTGACGAAGCAGAGCATCTGAAAGAAGTCAATCCAAACGCTTATGAACATGAGTACATGGGAATTGCGAATGGAAACGGCGGAAACGTATTTGAATATCTGGAGATTAAAGATATCACAGACGAAGAGATCAGCCACATGGATCGTGTTTTCGCTGGCGTAGATTTCGGATGGTACCCGGATGCCTTCTGCTATCTCCGAACTTATTACGATTCTGCTAGAGAGAAGATATATCTGATTGACGAATTGTATGTAAATAAATGGAGCAACTCCAAGACCGCTGATTGGATCAAGAAAAAAGGCTATGACGATTATACGATGATATGTGATTCTGCGGAACCTAAGTCCGTGAACGACTTCCGAGATGCCGGACTTCCTGCCAGAGGAGCAATCAAGGGGCCGGGAAGTATCGAGTATGGTTTCAAATTCTTACAGACCAAGACACTTGTCATAGACACGAAGCGAACGCCAAACGCATACAAGGAAATTACAGAATATGAGTATGACAGGGACAAAGAGGGGAATGTAATAAGCGGCTATCCTGATGGAAACGACCACGCAATCTCGGCACTTAGGTATGCTTATGAGCCGTTATTTAACAGAAGGGGGTACAGTGCATAATGAGAAAAAAATGTTTTGTTACGAATCCAAATGATACTATAGAAAATAAAATAGTTTCAAATGGGCAAGAAATCATTATAAGAACGAGTGTTTCCAAGAGTGCAATATTCTTAAAATATAAAGAATTTCTTACTGGTGAGGAAGGAAAATGCGGAGGATATGAGTTAGGCTCAATGTTATCAACGCTCGCACTTGTAAACATGGACGGAAAAATCCTGGAAGTTCCCGCTGACTGGATAGAATTTGAGGACGACTAAATGGGACTTATAACAACACTAAAAAGGTGGTTTAACATGATTTTTAAAAAACAAGCCGAAGAGGATTTCAACATCCAGGCAGCAGAATTTCCGGAGATGGAATCACTGATTAACCGGTGTGCGAACATATACAGGGGTGCGCCGGAATGGCTAGATGATAAGAATAATATCAAGACGATTAATTTTGCGAAATCCGTCTGCTCAGAAACAGCTCGACTCGCAACACTGGCGATCGGCATTCAGATAGGCGGTTCCGCAAGGGCAACATGGCTACAGGAGCAGATCGACAAGGTATATTTCCAGATTCGCCACTGGGTGGAATATGGCTGTGCTTATGGAACGGTATTCATTAAGCCAAACGGTGAGAGTCTTGACGTATTTACACCGGCAGATGTGATGATTGTAGATTATGATAATCAGGAAATAAAGGGGATTATATTCAAGGATTCTTATACAGTTGGACGGAAATATTATACAAGGCTCGAATATCATAGATTTGTTGAGACCACTGTGGATGGCATGACAACCTATCCGTACTACGTTTCTAATAGAGCCTACGTATCAAAATCCCCTCAGAACATCGGAGATAAGATTGACCTTAAACAGACCAAGTGGGCTGACCTCATGGCAGATACACCGCCGATTCTCAAGACAAATGGCGAGAAACTGGACGGACCTCTATACGGAGTGCTGCGGACACCACAGGCGAACAATGTAGACATCAGTACACCACTGGGACTTCCAATTTTCGCAGAAGCTATCGAAGAACTGAAAGACCTCGACATTGCATACAGCCGTAATGCCGGAGAAATTTTTGATTCACAGAAAATTGTTCTGGCAGATGATAGACTGCTTATGCCAAGCGGTACACCTGTATCAACCATGTCACCACAGGGTATGGAGAACAGACGGAATGAGATGCGATTGCCACACTTTGTTAAGAATGTATTCGGACAGGACGAGAAAGAGTTCTATCAAGAAATCAATCCACAACTCAACACAGATACCCGTATAGCCGGCATAAATGCTCTTTTAAGCCAGTTGGGGTACAAGATTGGATTCTCTAATGGATATTTCGTATTTAATGAATCTAGCGGTATTCAGACGGCTACGGGAGTAGAAGCGGAACAACAGAGGACAGTTCAGTTCATCAAAGACGTTCGAGACAAACTGGAATCTTGCCTGGACGAAGTAATCTACGCACTGAACGTTTATGCTGACCTGTACGGGCTTGCACCCATCGGAGCTTATGAAGTCAATTATGATTTCGGAGATATCCTGTATGTGCGTGAAAATGATCGTGCAAGATGGTGGCAGTATGTAACTACTGGCAAGGTTCCGGCATGGCTGTATTTCGTGAAGTTTGAAGGAATGACTAAGGAAGAAGCGAAAGCAATGGTTAAAGAAGCTCAGCCAGACGAGCCAACATTATTTGGAGATGAGTAGTTATGCTAAGCCCAGAATATTTACGGCAAATTACAGAGGGCAGTGAACAAATTGCAGAAGAACTGCACCAGTATATCATCTCTGAGATCGTGTCGCGGATGATGGCAAGAATTGGCAGAGGTGAGGACTATATTCTGACTAATGCCGATGCATGGAGAATCAGAACGTTACAGGAATCTGGTGAATTGCTAGAGGACATTCTGGCAGAATTATCCAGATACACCAAACGTGAACAACGGGAGCTTCTTGAAGCGTTTGAGGATGCCGGAATCACTGCAATGAACTATGATGATAAGGTATATAAGGCGGCAGGATTAAACCCTGTATCGCTCGAACAGTCTCCGGCTATGATAAGACTCATGGAGCGGAATATGCTTGCGACCATGGGCGATTGGAAGAACTTTACACGAACAACCGCAAGTGCCGCTCAGAGGCTCTACATTGAGCAATGCGACCTTGCATATAATCATGTGATGACTGGGGCAGTTGGGTATACACAAGCCATCAAAGAGGCAGTTAATAACGTTGTGAGTGATGGCGTTACTGTCACATATCCATCCGGTAGAAAAGACACGATTGAAACAGCAGTGGCACGTTCTGTCAGAACTGGTGTGGCTCAGGCGTGTGCTGATATTCAGCTGACAAGAATGAAAGAAATGGGATATGGTTTAGTACTGACATCGGCACACATAGGAAGCCGTCCAAGCCATGAAGTATGGCAAGGGCAGGTATTTTCCATAGACTGGGAAAAATTAAAAGAAATTAAGCCGGAGTTCTTTCAGGAACGAGATACACCAGAATACCGTAGATTGCTGAAACAAAAAGCAAGCCGATATCCAGATTTTATTGAAAACTGTCATTATGGTGAAGCTGATGGAATATGTGGAGTAAATTGCAGACATCATTTTTCAGTTTGGGTGGAAGGAATGCCGAATCCCTATGCAGAATTATCGGCACAGGATAAAGCTGATAAAGGCAAACAGTACGAAAAGGAACAGCGGCAACGTACTTATGAGCGGAGAATCCGCAAAACGAAGAGAGAGGTTCTTGGACTGCAAGCAGGAGTTGATAGCGCACCGAACGAAAAGGCAAAATTCGCCCTCCAGCAAGACCTTGACCGGAAGTCTTATCTTTTGCAGAAACAAAATGCTGCATACAAGGATTACTGCAAACAGAACGACCTGAGAGAACTGCAAGACCGACTCATGATTGCTAAATGGAACCGCCAGAACGCCGCAAAAGCCAGAGGAGCGGCGAAGCGATACAAAACAGCAAAGGGGATTGACTGATGGATAGATGGGAATATTACAATCCGAATCCTGCCGGGAATCGAGTCGGAGATTGTGCTGTCCGGGCAATATGTAAAGCAACCGGGTTCGACTGGGAAACGGTATTCGCTGGATTAATGATACAGGCGTGCGCTCTGTCAGATATGCCAAGTGCAAATTATGTCTGGGGAGCGTATCTCTATAAGCATGGATACAGGCGCAAGTTGATAGAACAGTCAGAGCGATATATCTATACAGTCAATGATTTTTGCACAGATCATCCAACAGGTACATATATTCTCTGCATAGATGGCCATGTGGTGACGGCACAGAACGGCAAATATTTCGATACATGGAATAGCGGTAATGAGATTCCGGTATATTACTGGGAAAAGGAGTAACTAAATGAGCATATCAGAATTTGTACAGATTTTCCTCTCGATCTGCGGAGGGGTGTCCATTGTCGGAGGGGCGGTGGCTGTAATCTTTAAATGGATTACTCCGGCATTCCGACTTAATAAGCGAGTAGAGACACTGGAAGAACATGACAAGCGAGATTACGAGAGTCTTCAGAGGATTGCAGAGCGTGATTCATTGATTCTGGAAGTGTTATCAACCATGTTGGACAGCCAGATCAGCGGAAATAACGTCGAGGAATTAAAAAAAACAAAACAGAAGCTCACAAATTATCTTGCGCAGAATCAACGTTAATTGCATTAATAAGGGGTATGCTCATGAAATTATATGTGTTCACTAAGAAAGATATAGACAGGTTCTTGACAGAGTGTAATTTTACACCGGATGAAGAAAGATTGTTCCGGCTGAGGTGTCAGGAACACACTCTTGAATACTGCGCTGAACAGATGAATGTGAGTATATCCACGGCGAAGCGATTAAGCCGGAGGGTGAACAATAAAATAATTAAAGTATGCTGATACTTTTCAGATACTTATATGGGTCTTAGACGAACTGTCTAAGGCTCTTTTTTTATGTAAAAATAGTCATAGAAAGTCATAGAATAAGTCATAGAATAAGTCATAGAATAAGTCATAGGAGGTGTACGAGATGGCATTATATAACAATCCTTATCAATATAGTTTTGGCGTTCCGGGACAGATGAATCAGTTCCAGCAACAGCCTGTCCAGATGCCGGCTCAACCAGTACAGCAACCCCAACAGAATAGCAATGGTATCCTGTGGGTATCTGGCGAAGTCGGTGCAAAATCCTATCTGGTAGCACCCGGAACAAGTGTTTTACTGATGGACAGTGAAAGCGAAAAGTTCTACATAAAATCTACAGACGTTTCCGGTATGCCACAGCCATTACGGACGTTTGAATACCACGAGATAGGCACTCAGATGCCACCTAAACAGCCCGTTCAGAACATGGACAGTAAATACGTCACCAGACAGGAATATAACGATTTAAAGGGCAAATACGAAGCTATCATAAACCGATTAAATTCATTTTCTGAACCTGTTAGAACTAATACCGTACAGGAATCAGCGGTCAAGGGAGGAAACGCAGATGAGTAATCCATTATTTAATGCGCTCGGTGGTGGGATGCCACAGGGAAATGGACCAATGCAGATGGTACAGCAGTTTATGCAGTTTAAGCAGAATTTCAAGGGAGACCCAAAAGCAGAAGTTCAGAAGATGTTGCAGTCTGGACGGATTTCTCAGCAGCAGCTTAATCAGGTTCAGCAGATGGCAGGGCAGTTTCAAAACCTGCTGAAGAATATGAAATAGTACATTACAATCTGGCCAGATTGATGTAAATACACAAAAAGGAGATTATATTATGGATGGAAATTATAGCTTAGCAGATATCGCCGCCGCTACTGGAAACGGTAGAAATAATGACGGCATGTTTGGCGGAGATGGTAGCTGGTGGATTATTGTTTTATTCATTTTTGCTTTCTTCGGATGGGGAAACAACGGCTGGGGCAATAATGGCAACGGCGGCGGATATGCAGCCACAGCAGCTACCCAGGCAGACATTCAGAGAGGATTTGATAACTCCGCAGTAATCAGCAAACTTGACGGGATCAATAGCGGCCTCTGTGATGGCTTTTATGCCATGAATAATGGTATGCTTACCGGATTCAACGGCATCAACACCAACATCATGCAGACTGGTTTCGGAATCCAGCAGGCAATTAATGCTGATACTGTAGCAAATATGCAGAACGCAAATGCATTGCAGTCTCAGTTAGCTCAGTGTTGCTGCGATAACAGGGCAGGACAGGCACAGATCAGATATGATATGGCTACCAACGCTTGTGCAATCCAGAACACCATGAACAGCAATACAAGAGACATTATCGACAGCCAGAATGCCGGAACAAGAGCGATTCTTGACTATCTCTGCAATGAAAAGATTTCTAACCTTCAGGCTGAAAACAATGATCTCAGACGCGCTGCTTCTCAGGATCGTCAGAGTGCATTACTCACAACTGCAATGGCTTCACAGACACAGCAGCTCATTAATGCAATCAATCCAGCACCGATTCCGGCATATCAGGTTCCTAATCCGAACACATATTACGGATGCGGATGCAACACCGGATGCAATTGTTAACAACTTCATATCGAGAGTATCTTTCGATTGATTCGAATGTCGGCTTATGCCGTATTACACAGAGGGGCAGGCTGAGACCTGTCCTTTTGTGATATGAAAGGAGCGTTTTTTATGGCAGAATTTACAAATGTAGCTGCTCAGACTGTAGCAGCAAATGGAAACGTAGTATTTTCAAACACAGCAGTTAAAGGTTCTAACTGTATTCAGCACAGAGAGGGAAGCGGAATCATCACCCTGAGAGGACTTACTAACCAGTGCAAAGCGAGATTCTTCGTGGATTTTTCTGGTAATATCGCAATTCCAACAGGCGGCACTGTCGGAGCTATTTCTCTGGCTATTGCAATTTCTGGTGAGCCGGTTCTTTCTTCACAGATGATTTCCACACCGTCAGCAGTAGATCAGTATAACAATGTGTCCTCTGGTATCTATATTGACGTACCTCGCGGATGTTGCGTTAATATCGCAGTAGAGAACACAAGCGATCAGGCAATTTCTGTTGCGAACGCAAATATTGTCGTGACTAGAGAAGCGTAGGAGGTGCAGTTATGAGAGATATTAAAGACTTATGCGCAAGAATCGAAGATGAGCTTTCCAAAATCGCTGATAATGGACTGACCACTGGAAATCTGGAAATGACATACAAATTGATTGATATGTACAAAGATATAAAGAACACGCAGTACTGGGACAAGAAAGTAGAGTATTACAACGCTGTTCTTGATGAGATGCGTGGCGGATACAATGACGATTACAGCGAACGTGGAAGAAAGCGCGACAGTATGGGGAGATACAGCTCAAATGATGGCAGAATGATGCCAGATTACGACAGGGGCAGTTCTTATGCTAGACGCGGTGAGCATTATGTTAGAGGACATTACAGCCGTTCTGATGGACGAGATGCTTATGACGACTATATGACACAGAAACAGAGCTATCGTTCCGGCAAGTCTGAAGATTGCAAGAGGAAGATGCTTGCCGCTCTGGAAGAACATCTGGACGAACTCACTACAGAAATGAGCGATATGTCCAAGGATGCAGAGTGCCGGGAAGAACGTGATCTTGTCAAGAGGTATGTAGAAAAGCTTCGCGATATGCTCTAAGTGGCTAAAACATGTACCACAACTTTTTGAAGGTTCTGTGATACAATATATTCGTAGGGAAGATTTGTAAGCAGAAATGCTTGACATAGACATTTTTATTGCTTTCCTCCTTTCTTTAAGCAGATGCGTGTCCTTAATAGAAACAGGTTCGGGGTGGAATCTGGAGGTTGAAAAGCGGATGCAATTTCCGACACGTATCATTGCCGTTAGTGCATGGCGGCATACCTCCTTGTGAGCATATAACTGAACAGTGAAATTCAACCCGTGCAGAGGTGCGCGACCGTATAGGCGGTGTTGACGTAGCCCGAAACGTCTCGTGTTTAGGCATAGCACGTTAAATACCTTGCTAACCCGGGAATCCGGGTTAAGGCAGGATAGAGAAGTGGAATCTCGCAAGGTTCATATCCTTGAGAACGGCGGTTCGAATCCGTCTCCTGCAATTTCAAACATGATTAACTCAGTGCAGATAGATTTTCAGTCTAGCTGAGATACAGGGTTATACGAGATAGAGTAGTTCGGGATACTGGACTATCAACCATCTTTTTAGCAGAAGTGATTCTGTTAGAGGAGGAAGAAACTTCCAACACACCTTGTAGTGTATCATCATAAAGAGACCAAAAGCAGAATCCTTGTGGTCGGCGTACAATAGACGCTTGCTGTGCAAGAATAATCCGTTGATGTGAGTGGCGTGAGAGACCACGGACTAAACGGAAATCTCGTTAAGCTGATTTGCCTTGAACCTGAGAAATTAGGGTATAACACAAGAAATTCGTTAAAGTAGCGGTATGGCAATTCATAGAAAAATTTTCCTGCTATGAAAAACATTTTCTGAAAGAACCGTGAAATTTATGGGTGACACTCCCATGTGTGCTTTGACCGCGGTAAGAAGCTCAGGGTCGCTCCCGAAAGCTCAGACTTATCGTCACAGTGGCTGAATATGGTTGCAAATATGATGGATAAGGGGAAACCCTAATCATGTTTGAATAGTTGAGCTGACGTACCGAAATGGTTATAACGGCGTAGTCTTGAAAACTAATGTGGTGAAAGCCCTGTAGGTTCGAATCCTACCGTCAGCGTTATGGTGCATTGCTGTAATGGTATCAGAGTAGGTTGCTAACCTATCCAACAGAAATGTTGTACACGTTCGAATCGTGTATGCACCGTTACCCTGCCAGTGGTCTAACTGGCTTAATCCAATACCTGCGGCGGCAGGTCAATAAACACGACCAGGAGGATATATATGCAGAAACTTATTGACACATTAAAATCATTTGGAATCGAAATCCCGGAGGACAAACAGGCAGATGTTAAGAAAGCACTCTCTGAGCATTACAAAAATGCGAAAGAAGTAGCAAAAACTCTGTTGAAAGTCGAGGGTGAACGAGATGACTGGAAAGTACGTGCTGAGACAGCAGAAGAAACCTTAAAAAGTTTTGACGGTATCGACCCGGCAAATATTAAAAGCGAGTTAGAGACTTGGAAACAGAAAGCGGCAGATGCAGAGAAAGAATTCAACGCAAAAATCTACGACCGTGATTTCTCAGATGCTCTGAAAGCAGCACTTGATGATGTTAAGTTTTCCAGTGAAGCGGCTAAGAAGTCTGTTATGGCAGACATTAAAGAAGCAGGATTGAAGCTGAAAGACGGTAAAATCCTCGGACTGAATGACCTGATTGAGCAGATGAAGCAGTCTGACGCATCTGCTTTCGTAGATGAATCTCAGCAGCAGGCTCAGCAGAACCAGGCAAGATTTACCACTCATGTTGGACAGCAGCAGACACCGGGAAACATGACAAAGAAAGATATCGAAGCAATCAAAGACCCGTCCGAGAGACAGGCTGCAATCGCTCAGAATATCCAGTTATTCCAGTGATTTTTTACACCGACTATACGCCAGAGTATAGCCGCTAACCCAATACCTTAACAATTATGGGTAGAAAGGATTTTTTATGCCAGCAAAAACTAATCTTATTATGACTAATGATATTCATGTCACAGCACGTGAGATTGACTTTGTTACCAGATTCGAAAGAAACTGGCAGCACTTACGTGATATTCTGGGTATCATGAGGCCTATCAAAAAGCAGCCGGGTGCTTTACTCAAGTCCAAATACGCAGATGGTACTTTACAGAGCGGAAAAGTTGGTGAGGGTGAGGAAATCCCTTACAGCAAATTCGCTGTGAAAGAAAAAGACTATGCGGAAATGACTATCGAAAAGTACGCAAAGGCTGTATCTATCGAAGCAATCAAGGACCACGGTTATGAGAACGCTGTTCAGATGACCGATGATGAATTCCTTTTCCAGCTTCAGACTGATGTTACCGGCAGATTCTACGACTATCTGAAAACCGGTACACTTACTTCCACAGAAACAACATTCCAGATGGCCCTGGCAATGGCTAAAGGCCGTGTAGAGAACAAATTCAAGCAGATGCACAGAAATGTGACTGGCGTTGTTGGATTTGTGAATATTCTTGACGTATATGAATACCTCGGAACAGCTGAGATCACTATTCAGAACCAGTTCGGATTCCAGTACATGAAGGACTTTATGGGATTCAATACAATCTTCTTACTGTCCGACAGCGAGATTCCGAGAGGACAGGTTATTGCTACCCCTGTTGAGAACATCGTACTGTATTATGTTGACCCGAACGAATCTGACTTCGCAAGAGCAGGGCTTGTATACACCGTATCTGGCGAGACAAACCTGATCGGATTCCACACTCAGGGCAACTACCACACAGCAGTGTCTGAAGCGTTTGCAGTTATGGGACTTACTCTTTTTGCGGAGTACATTGACGCAATCGCAGTAATTACTATCGACGAGACACCAACACTTGGCACTCTGACAGTAAATTCCGTGGCTGGAACAGAAAGCGGTGATACAAAAATCACTGTGAATCCAGCTAAAGAAAATGCTGGCAATGTGTACAAATACAAAGTTGCAACAGACGCAGTAACTGTTGGATATGGACAGAACCTCAGAAACTGGACTTCTTGGGACGGAAAAGCTGACATTAAGGCAACAACCGTACAGAAGATTACAGTGGTTGAGTGTGATGGAACATACAAGGCACTGAATGCCGGAAGCACAAGCGTAACAGCAAAATCATAAACGTAGGAGGTAACTGGCATGGCTTACGCAGATTATAAATTCTATACAGAATCATTCGGCAATGTCGTGCCAGAAGCCGACTTTCCACGGCTGGCAGAAAGAGCCAGTGATTTTGTGGACACAATGACGTTTGACAGACTGGTGGACGGACTGCCGGAAAATGAACGCTCACAGAAGCGCATCAAAAAGGCGGTCTGTTCATTGACTGAATTAATGTATCAGATTGAGCTTGCTGAAAAGAATGCTACCAATGCCGCTGTGAGTGGTGCGTCAACCGCAATCGGGACCGGTGGTAGCACGACAGGCATTGTAACCTCTGTATCTTCTGGCAGTGAATCTATTTCTTATGCGACACCTCAGCAGATTGGGGCAAGCGCAAAAGAGTGGAGTGCGGTATATTCCACCGCCGGAGATGTGCAGAAAACAAACGACTTACTCTTAAAGACAGCTTTACCGCTTCTAATGGGAGTAAGAACGGATGATGGAATGCCGATATTATATGCGGGGGTGTGAGTATGAAAGGATTTTTAAGAAAAATACTTTGCAAACATAAGAACAGCGAAGTGATCTGCTGGCACTGGACGCACGGACCAAATGGCAATGATATAAGATTTTTAGAAATCCAAAGAAAATGTACGGAATGTGGGAAATATTTCTTTACGCATATAAAAGGTCAGGATGAGTGTAACAGATTTGTTAGCCATTACCCAGAAAAAGAATGGTCTGACAAATGCAAACCCGTTTTATAAAGGAGTGTGATCATATGGACATTTCAACACTTGGCTCATGTATTGCAATCGTTATGATTTGCTATATCGCAGGAATGGGCTGCAAAGCATCAAAAAGAATCTCTGATGAATGGATTCCAGTAATCATGGCGGTTATTGGTGGCATTCTCGGAGCGGTCGGAATGGGAGTTATCCCGGATTTCCCGGCAACGGACTATATAACAGCAGTTGCGGTCGGTATGTTTAACGGATTATCGGCGACCGGAGTGAATCAGGTTATTAAGCAGGCAGTACAGAAAGAATAATTAAGGAGAGGGTATCATGTATTCATCTAAAATTACACTTTTCAACTATTACGAAAGTGCCACAACAAAAGATGCTTACTGGTATCCTCATGTGTTATCTGGTGTTGACCTGATTACAGACAAGGGAGCAATCCTCAAAAAATACGGACCAGACGCAACTGACAACGCACAGCTACACGTTCGATATACTGTCCAGAACGGTGATATAACCATTACTGATAAAGACGGCAAGATTCTTCCATGGGTTCCGCCTAAAGAGTGGAAAAGGCAGATTAACAACGCTCTGGAAGACACCATCACATTCTCGGATGAATCGTTCTTCTGGGAAGGTGAGTGGACCGGTGGAACGGTATCTGATGGTGATTATCGGAGCGGATTCTACCAGTACATGAACGAGAACAAGGATAATGTGTTCAAGATTACCAGTGTAGGCGGTCCGTATACACTGATTCCGCATTTTGAGATTCTGGGTAAGTAATATGAGTAAGATTCATCATTTCAAAGGGTTCTCCATAGTTAATGGAGATATGAAAATCAAACTGAATATGGACAGATTTTCCAGGCAGTACCAAGAAGCCCAGTACCTTCTTGATGGAATGGTTATGGACAGTATGATAGAGTTTATGCCAATGATTTCAGGAGATTTTATTGACCGAACAAGAGTCAAAAGTACATCAATGCAAGGGACTGGATTTGTATGCGCTGCGGCTGCTCCTTATGGACGTTTTCTTTATTTTGGAAAGACTATGGTTGATCCTGCAACAGGTAGTACATGGGCAAGACACGATGCGGAAAAGGTTCTTGTGAGCCAGTATTCCGGTAAAACGAATGCAAAAGAGAATCTTCAATATACAAAATCACCGCATACTCAGGCACAAGCTGAATGGTTTGATGCCGCTAAACGACAATATGGCAGCACATGGATTCGTAAAGTAAAAGCACAGGCAGGAGGTGGCAGACATGGCAGATAAGCCTATTGGTAAAGATGCGACCGGATATGAGATTCTGACAGATGCCATGAAAGCACTTCTGAACCAGTATCCGGGACTATATGAAAATGAAACAATCAAATTCGAGGAACTTGGCAAAGAATCTGGAATTGCGTTCTCCGCAGATAATGGAGCGTTGGTCTATTCAGAAAAAGAAGATGTGTGCGGAACGATGCATCAGGTATGCCAGTATCCATTTTACGTAGTATACCGAACAGCATCCGACAAGGAGCGGCAGAAGTTATCTGTTCAGAAATTCCTGGACAGCCTCGGCAAATGGATATGCCGGGAACCAGTTGTCATAAATGGCTCTGAGACACGTTTAAATGCGTTTCCTGAGCTTTCTCAGGGACGAGTGATAAAACGTATCACACGTGACAACTCCTATGGCTTAGAACCGCAGGAGAGTGGCATACAGGATTGGTTATTGCCATTGTCAGTACGCTACGAAAACACTTATGAAGTAATATAACGAGTAACAACCGGCTATCAATTGGAGATAGTCGCTAACCTACACAGCCTTTTAAAAGTTATAGGCAGAAAGGACATTTCTATGGCAGTCACAGGCAAAATTGACCGTAAATATATGGCTCATTATATTGATGCAGGTTCCCTCTGTGGAGGACTGACACCGAAATATGAGCGTCTTGGAAAGGATCTGGAAGAGTACAATGTAGAACTCAACCCGGATACTGAAACATCTAAAAACATTCTTGGAGAATCCACATTCAAACACAATGGCTACGAAGTTTCTTCTGACGCTGATCCATTCTATGCAGACACTACTTCTGATCTGTTCACAGCATTACAGAAAATCGTAGATGGACGTCTCAAAGACGATAACCTCAAGACAAAAGCAGTTGAGGTTCATCTCTGGACAGAAGCTACGGAAGGCAAATATGAAGCATATCAGCAGGACTGCTACGTCGTGCCAACCTCCTACGGTGGTGATACATCTGGCTATCAGATTCCATTTACCGTCAACTATACTGGCGAACGTGTAAAAGGAAAATTTGATATCAGTTCCGGTACATTCACAGCCGACGGCAAATAAGCACATATACAAGGAGGATGCGTTAAATGGCAAAAGTAATTAACACCAAAATTGATGATGGAATTTTTACATTCACGTTTACCAACAACGAAGACGAAGTTTTTTCTTCTTTCAAGCTTAACCCGACTGATATCAATGTAGCAGCACGTGCGGAGGAACTGGGAGAGTACTTTGACCAGCTTAAAAATTCTATTCAAAAAGTCACATCTGGTAAAGAAGTGGCAGAACTGAACAAACAGATCGAAGACAAAATCAACTATCTGCTCGGATATGAAGCATCCAAAGACCTGTTTAAGGAACCGATCACAGCAACCACTGTTTTCGGCAATGGTCAGGTATTCGCCTATATCGTTCTGGATAAAATCGCAGAAGCAATTGCACCGGAAATTGAAAAGAGAAAAAAGAAAATGCAGGCAGCAGTCAATAAGTATACGGAGAAGTATACAAAATGACCGCCTATGAGCTACCCACCTCACTGAACATAAGTGGGGTGGATTTTTCTATCAGAACGGATTTTCGAGCAATCATTGATATTCTCATTGCGCAAAATGATCCAGAACTAGACGAGCAGGCAAAAGCAGTTGTTATGTTGCAAATTCTGTTTGAGGACTGGCAGAGCATACCGGTTGAGTGTCTGGACGAGGCCTGTCAGAAAGCGTCAGAGTTCATTGACTGTGGACAGTCGGACGATAATCCGAATCACCCGAAGCCCCGATTAATGGACTGGGAACAGGATGGAGATATGATCGTTCCGGCTGTAAACAAGGTTGCTGGTAAAGAAATCAGAGCAGTGCCTTATATGCACTGGTGGACATTCTTCGGATATTTCATGGAATCCGGTGAATGCCTGTTCAACACGGTTGTTGGAATCCGGTCAAAAAAGGCAAAAGGCGAACGGTTGGACAAATGGGAAAAGAAATTCTATCAGGAAAATAAAAACACAATTGACATAAAAACACGTCTCAGCGACGAGGAGCAAGCGTATAAAGATGCGCTGAATGAGATGCTGAACCTCAAATAGTTAGGAGGTGGATGTATGGCTGCTGATGGCTCAGTCATTATTGATACCAGAATGGATACAACCGGTGTCCAAAATGGCGTATCAGCTATAAAACAGTCATTTAACGGCCTTGGGAGTGCTGTAAAAAAAATCGGTCTGCTAATTGGCGGGGCTTTTGCTGTTGGCAAATTGGTACAGTTTGGAAAAGAGTGTGTGGAGCTTGGCTCTGACCTCGCAGAAGTGCAGAACGTGGTCGATGTTACATTCACAACCATGTCGGATAAGGTCAATGAATTTGCAAAGAACGCTATGACCTCAGCCGGACTGTCAGAAACAATGGCAAAAAGGTATGTCGGAACGTTCGGAGCAATGTCTAAGTCGTTCGGCTTTTCCGAAGCACAGGCTTACGACATGTCAACGGCTCTGACGCAGCTGACGGGTGACGTAGCATCATTCTACAACATTAGTCAGGACTTGGCTTATATCAAGCTGAAATCCGTGTTTACGGGCGAAACGGAAACATTGAAGGACCTCGGCGTGGTAATGACCCAGTCGGCACTTGACCAATATGCACTTGCGAACGGTTATGGCAAAACCACATCTGCCATGACCGAACAGGAGAAAGTTGCTCTCCGCTTTGCTTTTGTGCAGGAACAGTTATCAGCTGCATCTGGTGACTTTATTCGTACTTCTGATAGCTGGGCGAATCAGGTCAGAGTAATGCAGTTGCAGTTGCAGTCTCTCAAGGCAACAGTTGGACAGGGGCTGATTAATATTTTCACACCTGTCCTGAAATTAATTAATATCTTGCTCGGTAAGTTAGCAACTCTGGCGAACGCTTTCAAGTCATTCACGGAGCTTATTACTGGCAGGAAATCATCTGGTCAGACAAGTGGAAGTGGAGCAGGTCTTGCCGGAACAGACGCGATCGCAGATACAGCAGATCAGTATGGACAGGCAGCCGATAATGCAGAGAAACTGGCAGATGCCACGAACAAAAATGCAACAGCTACGAAAAAAGCAAATAAGGAAACAAAAAACTATCTTTCGTCACTTGATGAAGTTCACAAAGCCACATCTACTGGCAGTAATTCATCTTCCACACCATCTTCATCTGGTGGAAGTGGCGGAGCAGGTAGCAGTGGCCTTCCGAGTTCAGTAGGAAACGTGGACTACGGCAATCTCGCAGAGGGTGAAACCGCACTTGACAAGATTAGTGATTCCGCAAAGAAACTTGCTGACCTTCTCAAAAAACTCTGGAAACCATTCCGGGACGCATGGAAGAAAGAGGGCAAGAACACCATTAACGCGGCACAGACTGCTCTATCTGGACTTGCCAAACTTGCTAAGAGTGTAGGTAAAAGCCTTGTAGAGGTCTGGACAAATGGCACAGGTACAACGATGCTTACGACCATGCTGAGGATTGCTCAGAATGTACTTAAAACTATTGGTAACATTGCATCCGGTTTCGCAGATGCTTGGAATAAGAACAGTGTAGGGACGCAGATTATCCAGAATATTGCAGATGCCCTTGTGGTAGTCATGCAGTTTGTTGAGAAGATCGCAGAGGATACGGCAACGTGGGCGGCGAACTTGAACTTCTACCCGTTGTTGGAATCTATCAGCAATTTAACCAGTACATTTGCACCAATTCTGGAATCCATCGGAAATGTTCTTGAATGGATTTATAACAACATTGTTCTTCCGATGCTGACATGGATTATTGAAACAGGAATTCCAACAGTGATTAACCTAGTGTCTGATTTGGCTGGATTCTTTGCGGACCACCAATCAATCGTTGAAGCATTCGGCGCAGCTCTTATAGGTGCATTTGCCGCAGAAAAGATCGCAGTACTGGCTAAAAGTATCAGCGGAAGCATCACAACCGTTATGGATTTTGCAAAAGGTCTCATAGCATTGATGACTGGTTCTGGTGGAATTATAGGTGGTATTAAAGCTATCGCAACGGCTATCGGGCCGGGTGGAATTTTTATAGCGGCAGTAACGGCGTGCATTGCAATTGGAGTACTACTGTACAAAAATTGGGACAAAATTAAAGAAGTTGCAGGAATCGTAGCATCTGCTGTTGTTGGCTTCTTTAAAACAATGGGCGAAGGTGTAAGTATGATTCTTTCTGATCTGAAAGAGACCGTTACTGGAATTTTGAATGCGATAGGAACGCTTGTTTCAAATGTCATTTCTTCGATAGTTAAATTTGTGACTTCAAAGACGCGAGAAATGGCAGAAGCGGCAACCAGAAAAATTAGTGACATGAAAGAAAAGACTTCAACTTTATGGAATGGTATGAAAGCCAATGCAAAAGAAACTTGGGAGAATATCATGATGATTGTGGGAAATAAAGTTGCAGCTATCCGCGATGCTATTGTAAACAAATTTACATCTGCAAGAAACAGAGTGGTGGAAATCTTCGGCGGTATCCGTGATACCATTCGAAACATATTGAACAAAGTCATCGGCATCGTCAACAGAGCAATCGGAACTGTCAACAGTGCGATTGGCGGAATTGAATCGGCTTTCTCCTTTGGTCCGTGGGAAGTACCTACACCGTTCGGTAAGAAAACAATCGGATTTAGTGCAACATTTCCGAGAGTTCCAACAGTACCTTATCTGGCAAAAGGTGCAGTTATTCCGCCAAGAAGTGAATTTCTGGCGGTGCTTGGCGACCAGAAACAGGGTAATAATATTGAAACACCAGAAGCACTGCTTAGAAAAATTGTTCGTGAGGAATCTGGTGTGCAGCAGAGTAGCGGAAATTATCGTTTTACCGCCCAGATTAACCGAAGAACAGTATTTGATGAAATTATCGAAGAAGCAAAGTTAAGACGTGATACAAGCGGCAGAAACCCGTTTGAACTGGCATAGGAGGTGAGTGCATGGCATCTATATTATTAAGCAAATCCATAACGGACAGATATAAAATAAATGGTAAGCGCATGCCTCAGCCAGACAAGGACATGACGTGTAATTTTGAAACAACTTACTCCGAAGGAAGTAACCGTACGCAATTTGGAAAAGCCATATTGGTTCCGTTATTTACAGTTATTCAGTATGGCTATGAGGCTAGTAACATACCAGTGGCAGAAGCAGAAGAACTTATAAACGCAATAATATATGGGAAACCTTTTAATTTGTATCACTATTCCATAAGACACCATGATTGGCGTACAGAATCATTCTATGTTGGAAAGGGGACGTTTTCCCTGGCCTGTGCGGCACCCGGTGAAGAATACTATTCCAAAATATCTTGCAACATGCAGGGGGTGAATCCACTTGATTAATGCATCTGATGCGTTTAAACAAAAATTAGCAGATGGCGAACCTGTCTGGGAGGTGGTAGATATCACCTTCCCTGATGGAACCGTAAAAACTGTACAGAATGAGATTATGAGCGGCAACAACTCATTTTCTGATTGTGCAGAAAGTAGCAGTTTTCCAATCGGTTGCGTTATCTGCAAGTCCATGACTTTGGAGTTGGACAACACCTCCGACCAATGGAAAAACTATAATTTCTACATGGCAAAAGTCCATGCGTATCTCAAAATGCAGACCTCTGTAGCAAGTCCGGCTGTGGCAGATGAATTACTGGACGATAGAATCGAAACCATTGATAAGGGTGTTTATACAATTACAACACCAGAACAATATGGTGAAATCCTTAGTTTTACTGCTTTGGACGATATGTACAAGACCAATGCCGTACACTCAACAAAATTGGTTCTCCCACAGACGGTTGAGAGTCTGGTGAGGGATGCATGCAGTACTCTTGGTATCACGGCTGGTTTTTCGAAAATGGCACATGGTGATCTGATTATCAACGAACTCCCAAAAGATATGACATATCGTCAGCTTTTCGGATGGGCTGCCATGCTCGATACAGCGAACGCTCGCCTGGACAGCAACGGAAGCTTGCAGTTTGTCGGATGGAATCTGGACGCTACTCCGAGCATTGAACTCAAAGATTATATCAGCATGCCGGCAGTGTCAAGTGACGACATAGTGATAACCGGAATCAATATAATAAGCGGTGATAATTCTGGAACATACGGAACTTCCGGCTACATTTTGTCCATGGAAAACAATCTTGTGGGTGAATCCGATCTTGCAACAGTGGCAGCACAGATTGGTGATTCCATTATCGGTACAAAATTTAGGAATCTCCAAGGAGACATGGCGTTCAACCCATTGTTGGAATTTGGTGACGTGGCTTATACTTATGATCGTAATCTTAACCAATACGTCACTCCTCTAACAGATGTATCATGCACAGTTAACGGAAAAACTACTCTAAAAACACAGGCTGACGACCCGATCAGAGGAATGAGTCTATATTATTCTGGAGCCACAAAAGCAATCGTTGCAGCGCGCCGGCTTGTCGAGAAAGAAAAAAACGCCAGAGAGCTAGCAATCAAAAAGTTGCAGGAGTCTCTTTCTGTCGGAAGTGGACTGTTCGCAACTTACGTCGAGCAGGAAGATGGAAGCACAATCTCATATTTTCACGACAAAGCTAGTCTGGCAGAATCGAAAAATGTGATCAAAATTACATCCGAGGCAATCGGTGTGTCAAATGATGGTGGCAATACTTATCCATTTGGCTTCCAGCTGACCGGAACGATGATAACTAAACTCCTGTACGCTGAGGGCATTAATGCAAACTACATTGATACTGGTGCATTGACGGTAAGAGACAAAGGCGGAAATATTCTTTTCCAAGTCGATATGGACACCAAAACGGTTGTTATCAACCCAGATGTTTTGATTGTCGGAAATATGACATTGTCCGAGAAATTGAAAAACATGGATGAGAATATTGCATCTGCCAAGAATATGACATTCCAGCTGTCAAACGATATGCAGACGATCACATCTGACGCAGACGGAAACATTCCGGTATTTCCAACAGTGGCAACTACAGCGAAAGTTATGTATGGCTCAAATGATATCACAAATGATTGTAGCTATACCATTACAAAATCAGACAGTGTAACCGGCTCTTGGGATGTAGATACACATACTTACACTGTCACAGGCTTGAGTGCAGACAATGGATGGATAGACATCAGAGCAACATATCTCAGTAATCTGGCAGTAACAAAAAGATTCACGATTTCTAAGCAGAAAAAGGGCGAAGATGGAAAAGATGGTGAATCTGGTAGAACATACATGGTTGAGCCATCATGTAACGTCTTGAAACGTGGCTCTGACAAGACAATTAGTCCAAACTTTATAACATTTAAAGCGTATTATCGTGACGGAAAATCAGCTACTAGAGTGCCTTATAAAGGCAGATTCGTTGTTGAAGAGACTGCTGACGGAAACACTTGGAATACCATTTATACTAGTTCAACCGATGAGGATACCGTGACACACTATTTGTATTCTATTTTGACAAATGGATCTGGTCAGACAGTAGCAAGTTCTAATGGTTCAACTGTCGGTATTCCGAGAGATGTGACAAATGTTAGATGTAAATTATATGCATCCGGTGGTACTACGACATTGATGGATATGCAGAGCGTGGCGGTCGTTATTGATATAGACAATTTGACGCAGGAGCAAATAGTTAGCATTCTGACTAATGACGGGGCTTGGAAGGGATTATATTATAGCAATGGGCGTCTCTACGTCAGCCTTGATGCTCTTCTTGGTGGAACAGTTACCTTGGGCGGCAAAAAGAATGGGAACGGTTATCTGAAAATTAAAGATGCCAGCAATGCTGTTAAAGGATTAATTGATCGCTCTGGATATACTGTATTTACAAGCTACGAAGAAAATTCAAAATACATGAAATATACAGGTGTACAGTTTTCAAGCGATGGAATATTCCCTGTTGATATCAAGAAGTTCTTTGACGATGAAGTAGATATTGAAATTGAAAATAGTGAAAATTGGGGAATCAGTTGGAAGGATAACAGTCTAAACGTATATGCCACAGAGGTATCGGCTGATACCGGTACATTTGGAGATTTAACTGTTACTAATTCTGCATCTTTTGCAAAATCGCCAAAGATAGAAAACATGGAGTATACGACATCATCAAATACTATTTGTTGGGATGGACGTACAGGATACAAACAGCTGATGCTGAAATCTTCATCCTCGAAACGCTATAAAGATATTGGAAACAATATTTCAGAGCAAGAAATTGAAGAATGGTACAACATCGAACCGCTTTGGGCAAAGTACAAAGATGGGTATCTGGTCGAGGGTGACGAGAACGAAGGCAGATACATTCCAATGTTTATTGCCGAAGACGTAGAAGAATATTTTCCAGAAGCTACTAGACACGCTAATGGACTTGTTGAAGACTGGAACGAACGTATCATGATACCGGCAATGTTTGCAATGATTAAAAGCCAAAAGTCAGAAATAAATTTACTCAAACAGGAACTTAATGAAATAAAGCAACTCTTAAGAAAGGAGTGACACCATGGCGGAATCATTAAAAACAATATTAATGTCGGCATTGACTTCGAAAGCAACACCGGCAGAAAGTGACACATTGATAGTTGGAGAAGGGAATGCATTAAAGAAAATATCGTTTTCACAGCTGTTCACTTATTTAAAAGATAAATTGGGAATCAATACGCTAAACACGAATTTAGGAAAAACTGCTCGTTTTTATGCTGCAAGTAATTTTTATGTACCTGGAAGCTCTGGCGATTATTCCGGGCTTGCAATCGGGGGGAATGCATGGAGTAACATTACTGGAATACAGTATGTGAGTGCAACTGATTACAAACATTACTATACATTCCCAAAAGGCACATATTTAGTAAATATCAACCTTTTTGCAAATCTTGAAGCATCAACTTCAAATGTTCTGGGGGTGGCATTACATATCGAAGTAGATGATAAAATGATAGCGAATCCATGGTTTAGAATGATTGATTCATATCAAAGCATTTCTTATCCTGTTATCATCAATGGAAGTAAGCTAAAAGTCACCATGTACTCAGGAAAGACAATTGAAATTGTAAATAATGCCAATCTTTCATATGTTGATTTTATGAGATTGAATTAATCAGCATACAATACTCCAATAGTCACAGTTCTGTTGGTGCATGAGTCACCATTGAAATCAGTATATAGAGTTTGTTTTAGTTGAATTATTGTACAGCACTGGCTGTTACGTGTCCGAACTTGCAATAGTCACCACAGATACGTGGTGTGAAAGGAGAAAATATGGAAATTAAAGGAATTGACGTATCATCTTATCAAGGCAATCCAGATTGGTCAAAAGTATCGAATTCTGGAATTAAGTTTGCAATATTGAGAATCCATCAGAAATCTGGAGTCGATACATCTTTTGAACATAATTACAAGGGTTGCAAATCCAATGGAATCCTTATTGGTGGATATAAGTACAGCTACGCTTTAACACCGGCACAGGCGATTGATGAAGCTGAGGACGTACTTTCCGTTCTTTGTGGACGTGGATTGGATTTCCCAGTATTCTACGACCTTGAATGGGCGCAGCAGAGAAGCCTTGGAAAACAGGCTATCGAGAATATTGCAGTAGCGTTTCTGACCAGAATCAAGAAAGCCGGTTATAAAGTTGGCATCTATTGCAATCTTGATTGGTACAACAACGTTCTGTCAGATGCTCTGAAACAATATGATTGTTGGATTGCTCGTTATCCGGCTAACGACAACGGCTCTGTACAGGAAAGATTGCGTCCATCTGCCGGTGCAGGCTGGCAATATTCCAGCAAGGGAAAAGTTCCAGGAATCAGTGGTAATGTAGATATGGATGTGTTCTACAAGGACTATAGAGGAACGATGCAGAAAGGAGAAACTAAAATGGTAAAAATCAGTAACTGCGGACATGATGAACACGGGAGATATGCAGGTGGGAAAGCAGGAGATCAGACTGGTACAGAATATCAGATCATGAACTGGTACAGCAGACCGTGGCTCTGTGTCCTAAGATTCAATGATGCCAAAATCGCAGCCATGATTGCAGATATGGCGACAAAAGCGGCACAGAACAATCTCATCGGGTACGATCAGGGTACTGCCGGAAACAGCAATGACCGATATTCATTCTGGCAACACTTAAAGGCAAGTAACTACGATCCGGCGCAGATCACGGTAGCTTGTGAATCTGACTGTAGTGCAAGTACAGCTGCAATCGTTAAGGGTGCTGGATATCGCCTAAATAATGCAAAACTGAAAGCGGTCAGCATCTATCTGACGACGCGAAACATGAGAGCTGCAATGAAGATTGCCGGCGCGAAAGTACTGACGGATAGAAAGTATCTGACATCCGGCGATTATCTGAAAGCCGGAGACATTCTTCTGAATGACAGCCACCATGTAGCTATTGCAGTCACAAGCGGAAGCAAATCCAGCAATACTGCAAATAATACAACAACTACAATAACCACGAAAGGAGCCGGTTATATGTTTGAGCCAAAATTAGTAAAACTTGGAAGCGAAGGAACTTCTGTCCTGTTGCTTCAAGAGATTTTGATCGCAAGAGGATTCAAAGGAAAGAATGAAAAGGCATTGAGCTTATCCAGAAAAGCAGATGCAAATACCATCTATGCGCTTAAGGCTTACCAGAAATCTAGAAACGGAGTTCTGGCCGTAGACGGAGAATGTGGGGAGAAGACCTGGAAAGATTTGATTGCAATCTAAAAAGCATAAAACTTAAGCCCCTTGGAGGTTACTCCTTGGGGCTTTTACATTGTATTGTATCAAATTCGGAATGATAAGAATTTTCTGGTTAGTCACACGTTAGTCACAAACAAATTGTTGGAATCCGCATAAATACGGCATTCTTACCTACTTTGCCTTTTCCAATGTAAAAATTTTTACAATCTTCGCAAAGACGCATAAATACTGAAAAATGTTGATTTTATGCGGGCTTACGGACTTTATATAGACAGATTTGGACAAAATAAAAATGTCTTAAAAATGAACGGTTAGTCACAGTTGGTCACAAGTGTTTGTTTCAGCTATTGCCGTTAGTCACAAACGGAACTTTTATCTTTTTAATCTCCGACCGGAGTTCTTCTAGGGTTCTGTGACCGTATACAGCGTTCGTGATGTCATTCCCAAATGTATGCCCTAGCATTCTTTTTCTGTCATTTTCTCTGACGGAATATTTTTCACACAGGGAAGAAAATGTATGCCGACAATCATGCGGTGTATGCTTTGGATTTCCGACTATTCCTAATTTCTCCAATATTGGATAGAATCGAAACATTCTATAAGTGACTTTATTCATATTCAGCAGGGTTCCGTCAGTATCAATTCTTGATTTGACAAAGTTGTAAATACATGGATGGATAGGTACGATCCTGTCTTTGCCGGCCTTGGTTTTCGAACCACCTTGGAAAAATCTTTTGTCCAGATTAACTTCCAGATTTTCAAGCTCTCCAATTCTCCAGCCAGAATAGCACATGATCAGAATTAACTGTACGTCAATATTTGCTGAATTTTGCCACAGGGTCTTCAATTCCTGTTCAGAAAAAGCAGTGCCATGTTCAGTGTCATCGTCTTTGTTTATTTTGACAAATTTAGATTTGTTTTCTGAAACAATCTCAGCGTATATTGCGTATTTATACATCTGGTTAAAAAGCACCAGTATTGCTTTCAGACTTCCTTTTTTCAGTCCTTTTTGATTGTCAATGAATTCTTGCAGATTTGTAGCTTTTAAATCTTCGAAAGGTTTGTCGTATAATGTCGTACAATACGAATAGGCTGCCGAGTAGTTTGATTTTGTTGCTTTCGAGTAATTTGTTCCTTCGGCGAACTTCCATGCTATAAACCGTTCGTATACTTCTGCAAACGTTAATTTCTTAATCTCTGGATGTTTGTCTTCCACTCCTTTTATCGTTCCGTAATCAGCCAATATACGCGTCACAAGGGTATCTGTGTCGGTAGTAGGCGATACTGGTAAGTCATTCTCCATCCCAGGCTTGTACGTTCCGGCTTTGTAGGCGGTCAGAACGGCGAAGCCTTTCAGCCAGTCATCAACGTAGCAGATCGCAGGTGGACGGACCGCTTTTCCTGCTGCGTTAATTGTTGCTGGTGGATGTACGGCATAACAATTACGTCTATTCTTGCCAAGATAACGGATGCTCCCGAATCCGTTTGGCAATTTTGGGTAAGTCTTTCTTTTCTTCGGCATGATATTTCCCTCCTTGAATGCGAACAAATTTTCTGGGTTGCTCAAAAATACCGAAGATGATACAATATGATTTGTATGAATGATGCATCATCTTTGCGTATGAGTGTGGTGCGATTAATATTTTTCTTTTTCATTATAAAACCGGTTCCCGTTGGTAGCGAGAGCCGGTTCTTTTTAGTATTTATTCTATTTCTGTAATATCAAAAGAATATCCAAGGACTTCTCCGACATCTGTGCATTTTCCTTTTAATGTAACTGTATCGCCTTTTGTAAGAGCGGATATTTTTGCCTTCTGGTCATCATTTTTAATGTAACACTGAACTCCAATAATCTCAAAATCTCCATCGGCCATGAGATCAATATACTTTCCGCCTGCATCAATATTTGTGAGTTTTCCAGTAATCTCAAGGTATTTACCTTTATATTTGTCAGACGCTCCCATAGCGTTATTATTAAGGGCATCCATCATGTCATTTACAGATACAGATGTATATTCGATTGACTCAGATTCCTGTTTCTGACTGTCTGGAGCAGTTGCTTCTGTTTGTTTTGTCGTACTATCAGCGGATTTGTCTTCGCCTGTGACAGCACCGATAACCACTCCTATGATAAGTATTAATACAACCCATTTTAATATTCCGCTTTTTTGTTTCTTTCTACAATGTGGACATATTTTTGCATCTTTCGGAATGTCCATCTTGCAATGTTTGCACTTCTTTGTTTTTTCTTCGCTCATGCTTTATCTCCCTCCAATGACGTAGTTTTCATATTTTTCTCTTATTTTCGCAAGTTCTCTTTGCCTGATCGGGACGATCGCGCCAGATACCATCGTAAAAAAATGGCTTACTTCGCTTACCTCGTCCATATTAACTATATAGCTCTGGTGGCAGCGCAAAAATCTTCCGTCAAGACTCTTTTCGATATCATTGAGCTTTCCTCGTTCCTTGTGTGATATTCCGCACGTGCAATGGATCATTATGTATTTGTTCTGGCTTTCGATGTATTCAATATGCCGGAATTCAGCTCTGTGAAAGTAGTCCTTGTTCTTGATAGTAAGCGTTTTTTCACGGATATTTTCAAGCGTCTGCTCAACAACTGAATACATTCTTCCATGCTCAGAGCCTTTAATGATGTAATGAACCGGCAGCACATCAAGTGCATCAAATACATATTCTTTGCGTTCTGTCCAAAAAGTGATATTTCCATAGTATCCGATTTTTCTTAATCTTTTGGCAATCTCTATGCCATTTTCTCCGTTAATGGAGACATCAAGAATTATTATGTCATACCATTCACCATCTGAAACATCGTCGATCAAAGGCTTTCCGCTGGTGTAGGTGGTTAATGTATATCCACCATCACCATGCTCTTTTAGATATCGGTCAATGCTATTTTTGAAAATCTCAATCCGTAAATTATCATCGTCACAAATCGCAATTTTCATTCAAATCATTCCCTTATGGGCGTTGTTTTCGCCATTTGCAAAAAAAAGTGTTTAAATATGCTATTTTTATTATAGCATCGTTAAATTTAGTTGTAAATAGACGTTTTTAGGTGATTTATGAAATGAAAATAATCAAAAATATACTAATTATAATAGGAGCTGTGCTTTTGCTTAATTACATTGTTTATTTACCAATGTGCGTAGACGATTATATCCGTGAAGAGTCAGGAGTGTATTCTGTCCAAAATGCGTACAGATCTTCTACCCTACATAAGAATAGAACCCATGAAATCAAGCAGACCATGCCGCCGTTTTTATTCGCCCTGCCACTAAACAGAAAAGACTATATCTTTGATTTTACGAATAATTTCTATGCGATCATAAACATATCGGTGTATATCTGGCAGTTTCCAAGGGCAAACATTAGTGATATAATGGCATGAAACGAACTAATGTTCGGTTCTATTTCCCACAAACCGGACATATACTGTAATGTAGGTGGTAATTGCAATAGGGAGGGCTGTTATGGATTATAAGAAAGAGATTATTGAGATGGTTGAAAAATGCACGAATAATCATTGGATAGAAGTGATTTATATATTTGTGAAAAGGCTAATCGGATAACATTAAAAAAGACAAGGGTTTGCGCATTGCCCTTGTCTTTCTTTTTACTTATTAGAAATCATGTCAATAAGTTTTTCTAAATTGTCCCATCCCTCATCATCCAATCTGGCTAATGCAGACACGAGACGGTGTCGGAAAGAATCTTCTCCAGATTTCATTACGTCTGCAAGCATGGCAGAAATTTGTTTGTCTTTAATTCCGGATACAAACATATCTCCGTTTCCAGTTCTGAGCCATTCTTCGTTTACAGAACATTTCTCACAGATTAATTGAATTACTGCGTCTGTAGGAGTTCTTCTTCCAGTTTCATAACTGGATAAATTTGCCTTTGGTATTCCCAAAAAGCTTGCAAATAAATCTTGACTCTTCCAATTAGGATTAGAATTTCTTATTTGCTTTATTCTGTTTTTCAATTCGTACACCTCCTTTCAAATAAGATTATACACCACATAATTAAAAAAGTAAATATTAAAATTGTACAATGTACAAAAATTGTGCTTGACAAAAGTTGTACATAGTATTATATTAAGAGTGTACAAAGTACAACAAAGGAGGCGAAGAAAAATGTTAGAATGCATCATTAGTGAAAATATTCTCGGTCAGGTTTCAGTTCAACTCGAAATGACGAGCCACGACTGGTCGAGATTAAAAGCGTCTGCCGCGTGGATGCAGGTGGAGCAGATTCTAATGGAATCTGAAAAACAAAATAGCCACTACTCCCGCCATAACCAGACAAGCAAATCGGAAGCGGTACATTGTACAAGCTGTTGGATGAAACGGCTTTTCCACCGATTTTTCGTTCGAAAGATGCGACGGTAGTTGGCAGTTTATCACATGGATATATGTTTCCATTAATAACGATGGAGATATCTGTGATCGATACGGCAGAATTTGAAAGGTTATCAAATTGGATATAAGCCAGAGCCAATTGCTTCTCTGCACTATATCCGAAATAAGGTAAACTTAAACGAATTTTTCGCCGTGATTGAATCACTTGCCAAGCAGTACCAACGGAGCCTATTAGTCCAAGCAGAAAAGTGATGTTTTCAAAAGTAACAATTTCTTTAACAGAATTCAGAATTGAAATGATTGGATTCATTTTAATACCTCCCTTGAAGGAGAGTATATCACAAGAAAGGAGTGAGTGCATGTCTGAAAAAGAAAAAAGAATCGTTGAAAAGTTGAAAAACGCGATTCCTAATATGTCAGAGTTTGACAAGGGATACATTCTTGGTAAGACGGAAAGTTTTTCCGAGAATAAGCCAGATGATTCTGGTAAGGAACAGAAAGAAAGTTCTTAACATGGAGGTGAAAACAGTTGAGCAGATACAAAAGCAAAGTCGAAGAGTCCTTTGGAGAGCTTTGGAAATTTGTTCTGGATTTGCAATATGAGACAGACAAGATTAAAAAAGCTGTTCTGACAGGGGAAAAAGGCGACTTGAAGATGCCTGAAGAAATTCCGAGTGAGCAGACAGATAACGAATATCTGAAAGAGCAGTTCGGAATATATTCACGATATGTGAAATCGTTATCCATCTGCACACGCGTTTTAGCAATTATCTCAATAATTTCTCTAATAATTGCAATAGTTGCTCTGATTGTATAGAAATTGAAAAAATACCCGTTATCAGCGCAATGATTGACAGAACAGTTGTTATCCAAAATCTGGATATATCTTGAAAATATGTTTTCATGGCGACTTCACCCGCTTGTGTGATTTCATATGTGTGCTCTTGCGACCTTGAACGCATAAAGCACTTTTTACTGAAAAGGTATCTGCAAGCATCTACTTCACGCTGATTACCAGGAGTAAATCCACAATTTCTTAAAGCTTTTTTCAATATTTTATATTGATATCTTGTTATCAAATGAACACCTCCCATCTACTGGGAGTATACCACAAGAAAGGAGTAAATATATGAGTAGATCACTTGAAAAAAGGATTCGTTCATTGGAAAGAAGAGCTGCCAGTCTTGAATCGCAACTTCAAGACCAGCAACAAATTATTTCTTCTCAGCGTCCGAACGTCCGCCCTGAATCACTTTTAAAACAGGTGGCTCGTGATGCTCAGTCAGGTGCTCGTATTCCAGCATTCCGAATGAATCTAGGTAATCGAACATTATTTGAGGAGAAAAATGGGAGCAAATAATTTTACACATTTTACCGGAAAGAAATCTCCATTCAAAACTCAAAAGAGAAAGAAGAAATCAAAGGTAAAAAAAGTTCATAAAAACAAATATGAAAGGAGCATAAAATGAGCGAAGTTGATACTTACATCAAAGAAAATGCAGAAGTTCATCAGTTCGCCGCAGAGGTTGCGAGAATCATATCAGGCATTCCACAGATGCCAGAGTTCTCCTCGGAGAACATGAGCGTATCTGATGCAAGTCAGTTGATCGGACTCCCTGCAACATCAATCCGAGCAGGAATTGTATACGGATGGCTGCCGATCGGGACTGCTATCCAGAATAACAAGCCAGCAAAAAGCCTTTCCGGTGGCAGGATCACATACATCATAAGCCCTAGGAAAGTCTATGAAGTAACTGGTCATGTCTGGAAAGGCAAAGCTGCTCTTAATAAGTGAGTGCCCCGGAGGGAGTTGTAGCCTCCACCCCGGAGCTTTGCACCCACTAAAGTACCTTAGTGGATAGATACATTATAGTTCTCTATCTGCTAATTGTAAAGACAAATAAGAACAAATAAGGAGAAATTAGCACGATATGAGTGAAATTAAAAGTGAAAGCCAGCCAACATGGGCTGATATCGAAGTAGCACTTGCAACCGAAATCGTTGAGGAAAGCAAGAAGAAATCAAGAAAGTGGTTCACTGCATGGATTGTGACAGCCGCCGCACTGGTAGCGAGCAATCTTGCGTGGATTCTTGGAGGAATTGAAAAATGAATAAGGTTCGCGTAAGGGAAATACTTATGGCGATCACTATAGGAATTCTGGTGACGTTCCTACCATGTTGGGAGTGGTCAGGAGTACTTGACAGAATCATGGCGGCGGCAGTTATGAGCCTGATTCTGATAGGAAATTTATGAAAAGGAGAAAAAATGAACGGGGAGAAAATTAAGGAATTATTTGAATTGTGCCTGAGAGTTTCAAGTGAAACAACGGCGCATGTGAATTTTGACTATACGGCGTATGACGACATATCCAGAGTTTATATTTATGTATTTAATGATGCAGGGGAGATCGTAAAGTATTTTTCATTGTACCAGTTTTACGACTTTAAGTTTGAATCTCAGAATTATGAAGATGCAAAGAAATGTCTTCTGGAGCTGCTTATTAATGGGAGGTGTCCGTTAAATGAATCTTGAAGAATTAAGACTTCTCCCGAAGTGGGATATGGTCCTTGCAGTAAATATCTTGCTAGAGGAACTGAACAGACGAAATGCCCCTATTGTTGACTGGGAGAATTCAGATATGTTTATCGACCATCTTGAGTATCACGCCGCTGATTCCATTCAGAACGGCAAGACAGTTCCGGGCATGGGAGATAAGTCAGACGCGATCTATTGTTTTTTTAAGCAGTTAAAGGAGCCAGTCTATGAACGAGAGGATACAGGAAGTACTGAGACTGATTGACATTCAGCTTGCACTTGCGCCAGATAATCCAATTGAGGAACAGTATAAGGCGAGAACGTTGGCAAGTTATGTACAAGCTTTAAACGGGCTTTTAATGGCTCAGAAATCATATGAGGAGGGAAGCATCAGTGAGTGAATTCGAAATCCGTATTCCGGCAAGAAAGAAGCAACCGGCAACTGATAAGGACAACCCAGTTGTGAAAGTTTCGCCGGAAGCATACAACGCACTGGTCGAAATCTATAACGAATCAACCTTATCGATGAAAGATATTGCAAGTTTGCTGATTATTGAGGGCAGCAAGCATGTAGTTTATGACAAGGAGGAATAGCAATGGCAACACCCGTATTAATTATTGGAAAATCTGGTTCTGGCAAGAGTACCAGTCTTAGAAACTGCCAGAATGAACACTGGAATCTTATTAGAGTATTGAATAAACCGCTTCCGTTCAAAGGAAAGATTGATGGATGGTTTACAGATGATTACCAGCAGGTAATGAAATGCCTGATCGCATCAAAAGCAGAGTCAATTGTAATTGATGATGCAGGTTATCTTATCACGAATCATTTCATGAAAGGACACGCTTCTGCCGGAAAAGGCAATGCGGTGTTCGCTCTGTACAATGATATTGGAGACTATTTCTGGAATCTTATCCAGTTTATTGTAACAAAAGTACCGCAGAATAAAATTGTTTACCTTATGATGCATGAAGAAAAGGACGATTCCGGGGAAGTAAAACCTAAGACAATTGGTAAGCTTCTGGACGAAAAAGTTTGCATCGAGGGTATGTTTACCATCGTTCTTCGCTGCATTGAAGAGAGTGGAAAACACTTATTTGTTACCCAGTCTAGTCAGGGAGCAGTAAGCAAATCCCCGATCGGGATGTTTGATAGTTTAACTATTGATAACGACCTTGCAGAAGTTGACAAGGTTATCAGAGACTACTACGAATTAGGAGGAACAGACAATGCAGAAACCAAATAATTACGAAAACACACAGGCATCTGGAGAATTTACACCTATCGAATTAGGTGGTCATATCCTTGAAATTAAGGAAGTTCTTGAAACGCAGAGCAGATCAGGAAAACCAATGTTGAAAGTATCTTTTGATTTTGCTCAGAATGATTCTCAGGCAGGATATTTTGTGGAATCATTTAGAAATGATATCAGACCAGACAAAAGATGGCCGTCAGCAGGAACAACGTATATTATGACAGAAGATCAGGACGGAAACTGTTCAAAGCAGTTTAAAACATTCACGACTTCCGTTGAAAAATCTAACCCTGGCTTTTCTGTAATCTGGGGTGATAATTTTGGACAGTGCTTTAAAGGAAAGGCTGTTGGCGGAGTGTTTGGGATTGTAGAAGAAGAATACAACGGAAGTACACACAAAAATCATAAACTCAGATGGTTCAGAAGTGTGGATGGTGTGAAAGATGCAGCTATTCCGGAAGAAAAATTGCTTCCTACTTCTTCAAACCAGAGTTCTATGCCTGAGCCTGGTTCAGACGGATTTATGAATATTCCAGACGGAATCGATGAAGAATTACCATTTAACTAAGAGGGTGATTTGAATGGATATACAGATTGATTCCAGAGAAAAAGCCAAGGCAATACAAAAAATCAAAAAATCATTTGATCAGGGCGGAGTCAATTATTTTTTCAGCAAGCTCATGGTGGGGGATTATATGAATTTGGATAATCCCCGCCTGATAATTGACAGAAAGCAGAATTTGCAGGAATTGTATGGAAATGTCTGCCATCAGCATGAAAGGTTCAAGAAAGAACTTATAAAAGCTATGCAGGCACATATTCAGCTTGTAATTCTGGTAGAACACGGATCAGATGTGAAGTGTCTTGAAGATGTATATTTCTTCTATCAGCCGGAGATGGAACGCTTTCGGTATGTAACGCGAACAATTGACGGAAAACAAATCAAAACAAGAGAAAAATACATACAGAAAGAAATTAAAGGAACTTCTTTGTTTCGATCTTTATGCACAATTAGAGACCGGTATAATGTACAGTTTGAATTCTGCAATAAAAAGGACACCGGAAAACGGATAATGGAGATTCTTTCAGATGGACAAAGAAACAATTAAGCAGCAGAACAGCATGAGAGATGTTCTGAGTAGATACGGCATGGTTCCGAACAGAGCAGGATTTATACAGTGCCCCTTTCACAGCGGCGACCGTACTGCATCCATGAAAATCTACAAAGACAGCTATTATTGTTTCGGCTGTGGCGCAACAGGTGACATATTTACGTTTGTTCAGAATATGGATAATTGCGATTTTAAGACAGCTTTTAGCTTGCTCGGAGGAACTTACCAAAAGCCAAATTTTTCTTCCAGAATAGCAATGTATCACCATCAGAAGCAGATGGAAATGCGACAGAAGGAAGAACAGAAGAAAAAGGTTGAACTGCAAGAATGCTTGTCTGATATAGATTTCTACCGGGCTATCCTTGACAGGGTAAAACCATTATCTGACGGATGGTGTGAAACATGGAACAGGTTGCAACTTGCGCTATATCACCATGGATTCATAACAGGACTGGAAGAAGGTGATTAACACGTGGAAATGATAAACAAGCTCACAAAAGATTCCATTCTAGGAGAAGATGTGTTTGACGAGATATTCAGTCAGGAAGATGAAATATATAAAGCACGTCTTACACTGACTCTTCTGGACAGAGCTAAGGAGCTTGGCGTAAAGAAAAAATTTGAAGATTTGCTTAAAGCTTACACCAAAGTACAGAAGCAGATGATCGAGAAAGAGAAAAGTAACAGGACGTTGTCTATGCTGGACCAGTGGACTAATTTTTCTGATTGTGAATATGACAGAATGAAGTGTCTCAACTGGGTGGCGGACGATGATGGAATTAGAATTTCAAACACGAATCCAGGATCGCCGGACATTATAGCCTGTTATCATCCTATTCTTCCGATTGAACGAATGAAGAATCTGGAGACCGGAGAAGAACAGATAAAGCTAATCTATAAGAGGAATAATAAATGGTCCGAGGTTATTGTGCCAAAAACCATGGTTGCATCATCTACTAAAATCGTTGGCTTATCTGCGCTTGGGATTTCAGTGACATCTGAGAATGCGAAGTTTCTTGTACGATATCTGTCAGATGTCGAGAATGCAAATGACGATTATATCAACATTCAGTATTCCTCCAGTAAAATCGGGTGGATTAGGGATTATTTTCTTCCCTATGACAAAGATATTGTGTTCGATGGAGATATGAGGTTCCGGCAACTGTACGAAAGTATCAGCGTAGGTGGCAGCAGAACAGAATGGTATGAGCACGTGAAGAAGGTTCGTGCTACTGGAAGAATAGAGCCGAAAATCATGCTGGCTGCAAGCTTCGCTAGTATTCTGATCAAACTGGTCGGTGCCCTTCCGTTCTTTGTAGACCTCTGGGGAGAAACTGAGGGCGGCAAGACCGTAACACTTATGTTGGGAGCTTCCGTCTGGGCGAATCCGGGTGAATCTAGGTACATAGGGGACTTCAAGACAACAGATGTGGCGCTGGAAGCAAAGTCTGATATGCTTAACAATCTTCCGCTAATTCTGGATGATACTTCCAAGGTATCTGCAAAGATTAGGGATAACTTCGAGGGCATAGTGTACGACCTGTGTTCCGGCAAAGGAAAGAGTCGTTCTAACAAGGAGCTGGGTGTCAATCGGGAGAACCGATGGCAGAACTGCATTCTAACCAATGGTGAACGTCCGCTTGCCGGATATGTCAGCCAAGGCGGGGCTATTAACCGAATTATCGAGGTCGAGTGTTCTGAAAAGATATTTGATGATCCACAGCTTACCGCTGATACCCTTAAAAAGAACTACGGATATGCAGGAATTGACTTTGTGAACGCAGTCAAAGAAATGTCCATTGATGATATAAAAGCCCTGCAAAAGCACTATCAGGGGCTTTTACAGGACGATGACAAGATGCAAAAGCAGAGTATATCTATGAGTATCATTCTGGTAGCAGATAAAATCGCAACAGATCAGCTATTCCATGATGGCCAGTACATTGACATTGAAACTGCAAAAGGTCTTCTGACAGAGAAGGAAATGGTATCTGAAAACGAACGTGCTTACTGGTTCGTGGTTGACAAGATCGCTATGAACGGAATTAAGTTCGATGATAACCCGGATGTTAAGACAGAAAGATGGGGAGCTATTGACAATGATCCGGTAGAGAAGACGTCAACCGCAATAATCTATAGCGCAGCGTTTGATGATCTGTGCAAAATTGGAAAATTCTCCAGAAAGGCATTCTTGTCATGGGCTGTCAAGAAGGGGCTTGTGGAAACCGACAGCAGAGGTTATCCGACCAAAGCGAAAAAGATGGACGGAATCGTCACCAAATGTGTGTTCTTGAAAATTGTAGATGAAATTCCAAAAGGATTCGTGAATTGTAATGATGATTTTGAGATTACGGACGATATTGTGTTTGATTAATAAACAATTCGTTCGAAAGGTAACCGGGTAACCTAGGTAACCTTTGATTCTGCATATATATATTTGAGTATTTATATACACATATTGAGTATAAAAGTTTCCCTATATGAGGAAGTCAGGGTTACTCGGTTACTCGGTTACCATGCAGTAAAATCAATGGTTTGCGGATTTTTGAACGGTTACGTTTCGGTTACTATCGGTTACTCATAAAGAAGGTGAATAATGAAAGTAGAAGCTAAAGATATTCCGATCATGCACAAGTTCATGCCAGAGTTTTGGAATGCAATAAAAGAATTTTACAATGTGAAAAATGATGATGAATATTTTGGTGCATTGCATAAAAGATTTGAGGATTTATATGAAATCTATCCAGACAGTTTGGCAAGATATCTGTCTTTGGCCTTTTACAAATGGGCTGCGGATGTGTCAACAGGGAAATGTAAAATATAAGAAGCATGGAAAAGAATATTGTATAAACACAGCAATGGAAATGCAAGGAGCGGAGTGGCATTGAATGTGCTATGGAGAAGCATATCAACGAAGTGAATTGAAATGCAAAGGCGTGGCTTAGCGATGAAATGCAAAGGAGTTGCTGCGAAAGGTGTCGAAATGATGTGCGTGGCTGTGGCATAGCTGGGCAGCGAAAAGATGGGAAAAGCGGGGCAAAGGCGATGAACAGAAAAGCTACGGCATAGAAATGTAATGATTAGATAAGAATAGCTACGAAATGGCGGGGAGCAGCAGCGATGGCTACGGAATGAGAAGTTAAGGGACCGCAGAGGAGCGGCGATGATGCGCTGGACAGGGAATAACCGTGGTGGAATGAGCTAAGGTGGAGAGTAGTACGGCAATGTAAGAAAACTATAAAAATTACAAGGAGAATAGCAGAATGAAAGAATTAAAAGTAAGATTGACATTTTTGGAAGAAATTTTAGGAACAGCAAGTGCAGATCCGGAGATTCACGAAAAGTTTATTGCTTCGAATGCACCAGACGCACCAACAAGAAAAGAAGAGATTGAAGCAATCGGAATTGAAGAAGTGGTTGAGAAATCCATGACCGTATTCCCGAGAGATAACGGTGTACCAATTTACTGGGATTACCAGATTAAGGGCTTTTTCAAAGATGCTTGTGGAATGCTGAGAAAGGTAACTGGTTCAAAATCTTCAAAAATCAAGGCTTACAAAAAAGAAATTGACGGTCTAATTTTCGTTGAAGAACGTAAAATTCCAATTCATTTTGAAGGTGAAATAGGAACTTGCCAGAGGCCGCTGAGAGGGCAAACACCGCAGGGTGAAAGAATTGCGCTTGCAAATAGTGAGACAATACCTGCCGGAAGTTGGATTGAGTTTACAATCAAGTGCTTATGCGATAGCCATGAAGCAGCAGTCAGAGAATGGCTTGACTATGGAGAACTGAGAGGTATCGGACAGTGGCGTAATTCAGGTAAGGGCCGCTTCAAATGGGAAGAAATATAAAAGTATGACAGGAGTGATGAAAATGCCATATAACACAGCAAGAAAGTATTATGAAGGTATCCAGACAAGGAAAGACGTATATCTGTACATCATAAGATACTTGAAGGAACATGATTATCCACCAAGCATTCCGGACATTGCAGCAGGGCTGAGTATATCTAACCATACCGTGCAGAATCATTTCGGCGAATTATTGGAAAGTGGCTTACTTGAGACGGACAACCCCGGCGCACCACGAGCGTACCGAGTGACAGGATACAAGTTTAGAAAGGTGAAGAAAAAATGAGTAGCAAGTTAAAAGTCAAGAAAAAGACCAGATTTCCTGTTCAGACTCCTAACCGGGCAGCTCAGGCGTTTGGACGAGCCATGCAGAACTGCCAGAGCCAGCTTAAAGAAATAGAGCAGCAAGCCTACGAGGATGGATTCACTGTTGGTGAGGATTGGAGCAACACGATCAACACTGTCACAACCATGATGGCTTTGAGGCGTTTATATGGCTTTTCTACGAAGCGATTGCTTGATGTGATAAGAACTGCCAATGGGTATGTTGAAATGGCAAATGAGGGCGAAATGAGCGTCCTGAGTATGATACAGGACATTGAGGAGAACACAGATGTAAGATTTGACGAGATGAATAAGAATCTGGTTAAGAAGATGGGAGTTTAGCGTGCCGGTTATTTACATGGGCAAAAGGACAATGAGAATGGAGAAGAAAACACCGGAACAGGAATTAGAGCTGTTAAGAGAAAATCTATTACATGAGCGTGCTATCTGGAGGCACATAAACGAAAAAGGCTGCAATGATCCATTTTGGGCGGATGGGTGCAATATGAATCTAACCAGAAATCATATTCTTTCATACAGAAATGAGATTGCAAATTGTTGCGATGAGTATAATCTTCCACTTCCAGAAGAATATTTTCTAAAAGTACCGCCAGAAGTTGACGATAATTATATGGCGAACTTTGACCAGAAGGCCCGTGTGGATAGATTGAAACAGCAGGGTGATACATTAATCCGGAAGAAAAAGAAGTTTATTGATGATGGACAGATGGAGTTTTGTTGATTAGTTATGTAGTTGCTTACATGGGGAAAGTGAGGATGGAAAATGAAGGGCATTCTTATTGATGAAGAAACTTACAACAAAATGGATGAGTATGACTAGAATCTATGCGATACGTGCCAGTCTTACGGAGACAATTATTTCGATGGAGAATACTTTTGCGGAGAATGCGAAAACTATAAGGCTTATCACAAGGAGGATAAAAATGAAAAATAATAATTACGCTTCATTTTTCAAAACGAAGCCAAAGAAAGTAGAGAGATACATTCGTTGCAGAAAATGTGGTGGAAACATGGAATGGAGCAGGGACTTTCCGCCACAAATCAAATGTACAAAGTGCGGATATACTGTATATCCACAACCTTATGAGCCAGATTGTATCAAACTGCCAGAAACATGGGAAGAATATTTTGAATTGTATGAGAAAGTGAGGATGGAAAATGGATAAATTAAAACCGTGTCCGTTTTGCGGAGGAAAGGCGATAACCGAATGTTGGTCTAGCGGCGGCATTATATACATGGTTAAGTGCGGTAATCCAGATTGCACTGTACCAGCGGAAGGTTATCCTTCTGGAAGAAATTTGATAGCTGTAAGAGAACAGTGGAATCGAAGAGCAAATGACAAGGAGGACACAAAATGTTAATCAGAAGTCAGAATAAGATATCTCTGGTAAAGTTCGAAAACATTGTTATAAATATCAATAACATTAATGGCAAAGAAATTATTTGTTGGAGCCAGATGAATCCAGGAGAAGATGAATATATTTCATTGGGTCATTATTCCACCAAAGCAAAAGCCATGAAAGTACTGGATATGATTCAGGAAGCCTATGTAAATGGACATATTGATTATCAGATGCCAGCGGACAGTGAGGTGGAAATATGAAAAGATCTGAAACAACAAAATTTCTTAGCAGATTGTTGGAAAAAAGCCGTTTTTCTGGTCCAGGTAAATACTGGGCTAGAGAAGTAAGCCTTGATTATGGCTACGCAGCAGGAAAGGCAAGAAGAGTAGATTACATGCAGTTTATTACGGAAAACCAGTGTTCTATCTCAGCAATCGAAAAAGGAATATTTACATGCTATGAAATCAAAAGCTGCAAAGAGGATATTTACAGCGGAAATGGATTAAATTTTATTGGAGAAAAAAACTACCTTGTAACAACAATGGAGTGCTACAAAAAGATTTTACCTGATTTAAAAAATGGAAAATTCGCCCAACATATACGTGAGAATTTTCCGGAATGTTACGCGGAAATAGGTAACATGGGAGTAATGGTTGCAGTTCCGTATCAGAGAGAGGTTGCCGAAGAATTCGAAAACCCAACACCACTAGATGGAGATGTGGAAAAATGGAAATTATCGGTTGCTATAAAGTGTAAACACAATGGATCAAGAAAAAGATCCATGACAGAACTGTTGTTTTGCATGGTAAGAAGCGGGCATTGAGAAAGGATGGAATAATATGATACATATCAAAGAAAGATTAATGCAGTACGCGGATAAATATTCGGGCTGCTACAAATACGCCGGGGTGTATGTCAAAGTTATTCAAGATATGATTGAGCAGCTTCTGGCTGACCTGGAAGAGGACGAGAAAGAAAATGGTTGGATTCCTGTTAGTGAGAGATTGCCGAAAGACGGAACATATATCACTACTTTAGACGGAGAGCTTGTCGGACAGGAAGAACCATTCACGGGAATGTGCGGTATCGAAAATGGGAAGTGGGACGATGAGGACTGTGTTATTGCCTGGAAGCCGCTTCCAGAACCATATAAGGAGGACTAAATGGGATATTGTAAATTAGACTGTCCAAACGGTGAAACGGAGTGCTGCATTTGCTGCGATAAGCAAGGCGGTTGTGATAACCGGTGCGACATGATGGACAGCTACGAGTACGCAGAAGATTGCGAGGACTATGTTGTGGAGGATGATTTTGAAGTATGATTGAATTTTTATTAGGTTTCACACTTGGGATCATATTCGGCGTGACCGGACTTGTATGCATAGCGATCATGTACGACAAACACCACCCGGACGATTAGAAAGGAGAATGGTATGCTGACAAGGAATAAAAAGCTGAAAGACTACGGTATTCCGGCAGAGGACATTGAAAAACTGAATACGATGCTGAAAGACTTTCCGGCAGAGTACGGATACCTGCTTACCGGTGCTGCCTTGTCAGCTTGCCCGAAAAACACGGTGATAGCGGATATGATTGTTGAGAATATCCTATACCGGAAGAGCTACAGAAAAATCAGCAGAGAAAGATATATTCCAATGAACCCGAAGGACTTCTACGGATACAGGCGCAAGACCGTTGCTGTACTGTATGAGAGAATGCGGTTGTTGGGAGTATGGGAGGAATCAGATGAGTAGACTGATTGATGCAGATAAGATCGATTTTAACGAAGTTTTTGTTGGTGCAAGTGAATTTGCACAAGACACAAGAAATGCGGCACAAATGTTAATTGATAATCAGCCGACAGCTTTTGATGCGGATAAGGCTATTAGCGAATTGGAAAGAGATAAATTCATTGAATCAGAATGTATTTTATCTGATGTGCATCAAGGATACAATGCTGGACTGAGCAGGGCAATCGAAATCGTGAAAGGCGGTGGAGTTGAATGAGAGAAATTCTTTTCAAGGCAAAGCAGATTGATAATGGTGAATGGATAGAAGGAAGCCTCATAGATTTAGACATTGACAGCGGATATTGTTATATTGTTCAGCCGTATAAAAAAGCGAGTATATTGCCAATCATCTTTTTAATAACAGACAGAATGAAATTGGTTGATCCAGAAACCCTCTGCCAGTTCACAGGACTTTGCGACAAGAACGGGAATAAAATTTGGGAAAATGACATTTTGATGGCACACTTGGACGAATCTTACCCGGAAAATGTGACATATGAAACTGTTGAATGGAATGTTGCCGGATGGGTAGGGCGCGAAACTGATAGTATAGGCAGACAATATCTTGATAAATTCGATCTGGAACATTATGAAGTAGTTGGAAACATTTTCGACAATCCAGAGTTGTTACAGGAGGAACACAAATGAGTAAATCAGTATTAGTGTTGGATACACCAAAATATTGTGCTTCATGTGCTTTACGCAGCGGAATACTTCACCCATTCTGTAGAGCGAATAGAAGAGATATTACAGATTTGAGCATTAGACCAGATTGGTGTCCATTGAAGCCATTGCCGGAGAAAATGACTGGAGTAGCTCAGACAGATCACTGGAACAGTATAAAAGAAGGTTGGAATGAATGTATTGATGAGATTACAGGAGAGGTGAAGTAGATGGAGAGATTAACAGAAAAGCAACGACATATTTTGCAACAAAAGCTTTGCGATATGAAAAGACGTTGCTATAATCCAGAAGAAAAATTTTATAAAGATTATGGTGGACGTGGCATTAAAGTTTGTGACGAGTGGATGGATAAAAAAGAAGGACATAGCAATTTCCAAAAATGGGCAGTTGAAAATGGATGGGAAGAAGGGCGCAGCATTGATCGAATAGACGTAAATGGAAATTACGAACCTAATAATTGTCGGTGGGCAACACCAGAAGAACAGGCGAACAATAGAAGAAATAATAATTATGTAACGATAAACGGGGTAACGAAAACAACTTCTGAATGGGCAAGACAAATTGGAATTTCACAAAATGCTTTTACAGGCAGAATCAATAGTGGGTGGACAGGAGAGGAATTATTAAAGCCTAAATTTAAGCCTTTAAAAATGTCTAAAGCAGAAATGGCAAAAGAAATTAGAGCGTGGAGAAATGCAGAAGAACAGGGCTTGCTTGTGAGGTTGCCGTGTAAGGTTGGAACAGAAGTTTATTACATCTTAGGCATTCCAAATAAGACGCCATGTACAATCGACAAGTGCGTGTTTGAGTTATTAGACGTACATAAAATAGGTAAATCATTATTCCTCACCCGTGAAGAAGCTGAGAAGAAGTTGGAGGAGATGAAGAAGAATGGCTGAATATGTCAAAAAATCAGATGTAATAAAAATCATGGAGGATAA